GATCCCTAACGTTTTGGTTCAGGGCATGTGGTCTAACATCTACAACAGCTACTTGACCTCATTTGGTACTCCAAGTAAAGCTGTTATGGGTAACGCTGCTTTGATGCTGGCTAAGCCTGTGTCGGTGTTTGCCGGTGCTGCTGGACGGTTTGTGTTGGGTGATGGTGATGCTGCTCTGAAGACCATTAAACGTGGTTGGTATCAGTATTCTGCTGTTGTTGACACGTTCCAAAAAGGTGCTAAGCACATGGGACATGTGTTCCGTAAAGCATCGATGGATCCTACGTCCGTTAGCTACATCATGCGTCCTGACATTGCTATTGCACAGGATAACCAAATGGATGCGTTGCTCTCTATTGCAGAAGCATATGCTAAGGATGGTAACGACGGTCCTATGGTTCTGTGGCAACATGCCAATGAATTGCGTAACCTGAGCAACAACCCTGTTCTTAGGTTTGGTGCTAACGCTATGAGTGCCATGGACGGTTTTACCCGTGCTGTGGAAGCTAACGTTCAAGCCCGTGGACGTGCATGGGATAAGTTTATCGACGGTGATGTACCTCTAAACGGTCTTACCTACAAAGATGCTAGCGACAACATCTACGCCGACATGTTTGGCAAAGATGGTTTGATTAACGATGAGTCGGTTGACTACGCAAGTAAGGAAATCGCCCTGTCGTTGGATAACGCTGGCGCTCAAGCATTAGGTGCGTTTATCGCTCGTAACCCTGCTATTAAGCCATTCTTATTGTTTCCTAAAACTTCTGCTAACGTGGTTAGCTTGTTTGACAAGTTTAGCCCTGTTTCACTGTTTCAGCGTGAGTATAACGACCTAGCTTTTAAGAAGCTGGATGAGTTTACTTCCGACGAAATGATGCAGCTGCTGAGGCAACATAAAAAGCCGGTTGACGGTAACCTGTTCCAAGAGTTCGCTAGCCTTCGTGCAGAGGTTCTTGGTCGCAAGGCTATTGGTACCACTGCAGTTATGATGGCTGCTGGTTTGTTCCTGAATGATCGTATTCATGGTAACGGTCACTACGACAAGACTGTTCAACGGTCACGCCGTGAGTTTGATTGGGCACCGCGAAGCATCAAAGGTATGGATGGTAAGTGGTATAGTTATGACGGTCTGGGTCCGATTTCTGACTGGCTGGCTCTGACTGCTGACGTTATGGATAACTTTGATTCCTTGGGTGAGATGGATCTGCAAGGTTTTATGAACCGTGCTGGTTTCCTGCTTAGCGCCAACCTGACTAACAAGTCGATGCTGGCACCTATGGAACCCATGTTTGACGTGTTGTCTGGTAACCCTGCTGCTATCACCCGGTTTGCTGCCAGCTTTGCTAGTGCAACCGTGCCCTTGAGCAACGCTCGTTCTGAGTTTAGCCGTTTGATGAGTCCTGCACTTCGTGAGTTTGAAGAGACCTTTGCCAACCACCTGCGTAACCGTAACAGGTTCTTGGATGAGTTTGGTGTCCCTGGAGAACTGGCGAAAAAATATGACTGGATTGACGGTAAGCTTGTTGGTTATCCGCAAGACATCATGACCCGTCTGTGGAATGCTGTTGCACCGTTTAAGATCCGTGACGGTATTAGCCCGGAAAAACAATACCTGATTGATATTGAATATGATGCCCGTGCTCAATTCACCTCTAGTTCTGACGGTGCTAGGTACACTGATACCGAGCGAGCTGAACTGCTGAGTCTAATGGGTGAGCAGAAAAACTTCTTGCGTGACCTTAAACAAATCATGCAAAAGTATCCTGCTGATGAATGGAAACGTGGTCTATTTGAAGCACGTGCAAAGAATCCTGCAGGTGGTGTGGACCCTAAACAATGGGGCAACCTGTACAACGAACTAGACCTTGCGTTGCTTAATGCTAAGCGTATAGCTGAAAGTGAACTGAGCAACCGTATTGAGGTTGATTCTCGCAGCTATCAGCGTGACGTTAACATTACCTCTCAACGCGCTTCTCAAGTACCACCATTCCCCCTAACTAACAAATAACCCATTTATAGCGAATGGCACTTACTTACAATACACACACTGGGGACAACTCCACCACTGTCTTCAGTTTCACATTCCCATATCTAGACCAAGCCCACGTAAAAGTTTATGTGGACGAGGTATTAAAAACTTACGTTACTGATTGGACCTTCGCTTCAGCTACACAAGTACAATTTGTTACTGCCCCGGCAATCAATGCAAATATCCGTATTGCCCGTGAAACTGATGCTTCATCTCCTGAAGCTACGTTTTACGCAGGCAGCTCTGTACGCCATACGGACCTGAATGACAACCAGTCTCAGGTCCTGTACAGTGTTGAAGAAATTCGAGAAAACATCTGGGATAAAACTGTTGACACTATCAGCTCAACTGAGACTTGGGTGTCAAATGATGACAAAGTTGCAACTACTGGCGCAACTGAAGCACGTATTGACGTCAAAATTGATACTGCCTTGACTACTGATGTAGTGGCTGGTAACGCGATCACTGTTACGGACAACAGTCCTGGCAGTGGTCAAATTACTATTGCTGTTACTGACGGTCAGATTGACACTGCTGAGCTTACCGATGGTGCTGTCACCACGGCTAAGCTTGATGCTGATGCAGTTACGGGTGCAAAACTGGCGGACAATGCGGTTGATTCAGAGCACTATGTTGACGGTTCTATTGACACCGTTCACATTGGTGATCTGCAAGTTACTACTGCTAAGATTGCTGCTGATGCAGTAACTAATGCAAAGATCGCTGATGATTCTATTGACTCCGAACATTATGTAGATGGGTCGATTGATACAGCTCACATTGGTGATTTGCAGATTACCACAGATAAAATTGCAGATGCAAACGTTACTACTGCAAAAATTGCTGACAGTAACGTTACTACTGCAAAAATTGCTGATGCCAATGTAACTACGGCAAAAGTTGCGGCTAGTGCTATTACTACAGATAAACTGGCTGATGATAATATCACTACTGGAAAGATAGCGGACTCTGCAGTTTCTACCGTAAAAATTGCTGATGATGCGGTAACTATTGACAAGATTGATGATGCTGTGATTGTGACAGCATCTGAAGTTGCAGGTTTAACCGCAAATGATCAGACCTTCTATACAACGTCCGCAGCAGACTCCAGATATTTCCGTCAGGACAGTACTGAGACTATTTCTAGCGGTAACGCCTGGAGTGGTAGTGATTCATTTATTGCTACTACTGCAGCTATTGACGCTCGCATCATTGACATTGTTGATGATGTTGGTGGTTTTGTTCCTATTGCGGATGAAACCAGTTTCCCAGCCGCTAACCCTGATGTAAATAACGGTGCGGGAACAATTGTTAGTATTTTAGAAATTCAAACTACTAGAACTCCTGCTTCTGGTACTGTTACCATTGCTAATGGTCAAGGCAGTAATACTGTTACTATTAACAACTGTGGTGCTACCGAACTTACTGCAGGATACGGTGTTCTTGTAGAGACTACTGCAACTCTTAACACATATAATTTCCACCGACTTGTACCCCGTGCAACTGAGGTTACAACAGTTGCCAATAGCATTACCAATGTCAATGCTGTTGCAAACAACATTAACGAGGTAAATAACTTTGGTGATGTTTACCAGATCGCGGCTTCTAACCCAACTACACGGGCTGATGGATCTGCGTTGTCAGAAGGTGATCTTTATTATAACACGTCTTTGGATGTTATTCGTGCTTACAATGGTACGGTTTACGAAAACATCACGCCTGACCAAACTCAGCTTGCCGATATTCAAGTTGTTGCTAATGACCTAGCTACCTTTACGGATCTTGGTCTAGTTTCTGACCCACTAACTGGGGCTCAGTCTGGCGGTGCGCTTGAAACGTGTGCCGACAACATGACAGACATCAACGCTCTGGCAGATATTGAAGATGGTACTACAGCTACGGATGCAATTAGCACTTTGGCTGGTATTTCTAGTAATGTAACTACTGTTGCAGGTATCAGTTCTGATGTAACTACTGTTGCTGGTAAAGCTACTGAGATTGGTCGTCTTGGTACGGCTGATGCAGTTGCTGATATGGCTCTGCTTGCCGTTACCGATGTAATTGCTGATATGGCAATTCTTGGTACAACTGATGTTGTGGCAGACATGAACACTCTGGCTACCACGGACATTGTTGCTGACCTGGAAACCTGTGCTGATAACAACGCAAACATCACGATTGTTGCTGGGTCAATTAGTAACGTTAATACTGTAGCTGGCAGTATTGCAGATGTAAACCGCTATGCAGCTGAGTATATTATCTCGGCTTCTGCGCCTAGTTCACCGTCTGCAGGTGATTTGTGGTATGACAGTACTAACACTATCCTCAAATACTACAACGGTACAGCATTTACAGGTATTACACCTGGCTTGACTGATATTGTTTTAGACACCACTCCACAGCTCGGCGGTAATCTTGACGCCCAAAATAACAACATCACCAACGTTGGCACTATTGACGGAGCCAACCTTTCCATTGACTTTGGTACGATTTAATTATGGCAAAACTTCTTAAATTGCGGCGTGGTTCTACCACTGACCACTCAACTTTTACCGGAGCCGAAGGTGAGGTTACGGTTGATACTACAAAAGATACCCTTGTTATTCACGATAATGCTACGCAAGGCGGTTTTCCCCTTCTAAGGGAAGACTTAAACAATCTTGCGGCAGGTGGGATTCCTACGGCTAGTTTGGCAGACGGTGCGGTAACAACTGTAAAAATTGCTGACGGCAACATTACTACAGCTAAAATTGCTGGCAGTAACGTTACTACATCTAAGCTTGCTGACCAAAGCGTTGCTACACAAAAGATTGCTAATGATGCTGTAACCGCCGATAAACTGGCTGATACTACTGTAACTGCGGGTTCGTACGGGTCTGGTACGGCAATTCCTACTTTTACTGTTGATGCTCAGGGACGTTTGACGGCAGCAAGCACAGCTGCTATTGACAACCCTACTAACCTTTCGGCAACTACAAACACTAACGACCTGACAATTAACAGTTCGACTGGCACTGGCGTCACTCTTGCAGCAGCTTCTTCTGCTATTGCAGGTGTGATGACCAACACTGATAAGTCAAAACTGGATGGTATTGCAAGCGGTGCTGAAGTAAACGTAAACGCCGATTGGAACGCTACTTCTGGTGACGCTCAAATTCTTAATAAACCGACTCTTGGGACTGCAGCGGCATCAGCTAGTACTGATTTTGTTGCTGTTTCTGGTGATGATATGACCGGCACTTTGACTACCAAAAAAGTCAAATGTAACATTAACTCTGTGAGTAGCTTTGACTTAAATAACGGTCAATTCTGGACTATCTCTGGTGGTCAAGTCCCTACTCCTAGCAACCGTCAAGCTGGTCAGAGCGGTCTTTTTTATGTTTCTAGTGCCCCTTCCAGCTGGGCAGGTGGATACAGCACTCCTCCTAGCATTTCTAGCACCCCTTCTATTATCCCATTTTTCGTTGATTCGGGTACTACGGTGCGGCTGGGTCCTGCAATTAAGGTAAGCTAATATGGAAGCGGCACATTATTGGTATGGTGATACCTGGGTTGATCCCCCAACTCCAGGTTCTACTACACTATGGCAAGGCGGATACTATGCTGGAATTGTACTTGATGGGCAACAAGGTAATAAGCAATATCATCTTGTGCGAGCACCGCGTGTGAGCGGAGGTTTGCAAGGGTTTTATGGTGGAACATCCCCCACTTTTGTAAGGTGGGGTCCTAACCAGTGCGATTACCCGTCTGCTTCTGTTCGTCGTGATGATTACGGCGGTACGGCAACGGCTTTGCTTGTTAACAGTAGTGCTCACAACGCTTTTTACTGGTTTCGAGCTTCAAACGGTCCTAATGGAGGTACTTTTAACCTCTCTACTGGGGGTCAAGGTGGCGGAACTGGTATTGGTGGGTATAACGATTGGTATATGCCTACACGTGATGAAGCAAAGATGTGCTTTAGAGCTTTTAAACACAACAGTGGAACGGTAAACAACTACACAATTACCTATGCTAGCCCGCAAACCACAAACGTCACTCAAAACCCTAACTCTCTATTTCAGACTGGTGGTAGTGAATCTTTTAGCCACTACAATAACTGGTTTTTGACTGCCCGAGAAGCTGAAAATAACTGTAGTGCCCGAGGAATTACTATGGGCAATGGTAATTACACCAACCCTTACTACAAGTCTGATACTAACTGGTATCTATTTGCCGTTCGCCGTGTGGCTGTACCCTAATTAAATTATGACAAAGTTTTATCTAGACCCCACTACGCTTGAACGGCGTTATGTGGGAGCTCCTTTTATTAAGGATGACATTTACTACACCGAACAAGGTGCAACTGAAGAGTTGTTTTTAGAGCAAGGTTGCACTGTTGTTGAGGTGCAAGCTACGCCTTCTGACGCATACTACGAAAACGCAGTTCTTAATAATGATGGTTCTTGGACTTCAACGCCTAAGGACCTGGCTGAAGTAAAAGCTACGCTTAACAGCCTCAATGACCAACATTGCGCAAATTGTTTGTATGTAACAGATTGGGTATTTATTCGCAAACAAGAGACTGGTGCCGCTGTTGCTGATTCTATCCTTGCTGAGCGTACTGCTATTAGGCAAAATCATCAGACTGTAGAGGCTAACATCGCTTCCGCTACTTCAATTTCCGAGTTGGAAGCTATTGCTCCTAACGGTATTGTATCTTACAACTAACCCTTACTAACTTAGAACAATGATTGCACTCATCCGTCCTGTCCTGTTTTCCTTCCTTAACAGCGACAAAGTAAAGCGCCTCATCGTCGATATGCTCCGCAAACTGGCTGAGCAATCTGATAACACTGTTGACGACCAAGCTGTTGATTTCATCGAGCGTGGTCTTTTCTCCAAATAATTAAATGGCAAACTACTTTTCTGCTACAGCTAACCCTGTTTATCCCGGAAAAGCCCACGTTGTGGCGACTTCTACCACTTCAGCTAACGTAAACCTTTCTGAAAACTGCCGTCGCATTCGTTTGCGGGCACATACTCAAGATATTTACTACGCAATCGGTACTGCTACGCAAACTGCTGATAGCAACCCTGCTGAAGCTGTTGCAGTAACCACTGCTGCATCGTCCGGTGTCGCTGAAGTGCGTACTGTTACCCTGTCTGGGTTCTATGAAGCTGGTGATCAGCTGACTGTGGTTGTCGATGGTACGTCTTTGACTTATGAAGTCACCTCTGCAGACCAAAGCGAAACTCCGGCGACGACGCTTACTAACGTGGCTGCTAGCGTCCGTGACGCGCTTAATTCTGATGCAACTATTAGCGCAGACTTTACCGCTACTGCTGCCGGCGCTGTGGTCACTATAACCCACGGTACTGTTAACACTGCGTTTACTTTGACTGCTGAAGTCACAGAAAGCGTCAGTGATGACGATAATCACTTCCTGGATAAGCTTGTTTACGAAGGAATTTTGATTGATGTTCCGCCTAACACCAGTATTGCTGTTAAAGCACTGACTGGTAGCGGAACCGTTTACATCTCTGAGTACGTCTGATGGACTTAGGTGAGCCGCCGATACTGCCCGTTCTACGGCTCCCTGAGCCCCCTCTGCTACCCCGTCCGGTACTGGAGGTACCACGAGCCCTTATACCCTCGTACAAGCCGCTTGTAGTGCCTCCTAGTGACCTTAGACCACCTCCGGGAGTCCAGGGCACAACGGAATCCGAGAAAAAGGAGGAAAAACCGGCACCTAAACCGGTGCTTCCTCCAGTTCCACAACCCCCACCACCTTCTGAAGTCCGTTACGTAGACATCCCAGGTACTGATCTTACGGTACCTTTGCCTAGTAATGAGATTTTGGCTACGGCTACAACGACAGCTACTGTCTCCGTTGCAGCCACCCTTACAGCTACTGCAGTCTTTAAACGGACAGTTAGCGTCTTGAAACCTCTTATCAAGAAATTGCTAACCAAGAAAAAAAACAATGCACAAGACGAAGAGCTTCCTGAATGAGTTCTTTAGTGAAATCGTTAAGGCACTTGTGCTCGTGTGGAGTGCTGGTGTATTGACAGCTTCCTATATGGGAAAGCTACAAAAGATGGATCCCACTTTCGTTGCAAGTTTGCTTAGCGGCACTCTTGCTTCTTATGGGATCAGTCGAATGGACACCAAAAAATCTACTTCGGAGCCACCTAAATGAAGAAACTATTTCTATTGCTGTTGTTAGCATCACCTGCAGCAGCTCAAACTGTTACCCCGCAGTTTACCCAGGGGTCAATGCAAGCCACTACTACCACCACCCAAACCATCACTGAGACCATTGCAACTGAGGTGTACGGTGGTGCATACTCATCATGGTCTGGAACAAATGTAACCCCAAGCGGGGATATAACCGACTCCGCAACTACTTGGTCGGTAACCACAGCAGGCGAACAGTTTCAACTGGAGACTGTGACCCGTGCCGCAGGAATCATCGAGACAATCGATATTACCCGCGACATCGAAACTACCTCTACTACTACCTCGCTCTCTGTATTCTCGCAGTAACTCCGGTTAAAGCAGAAGAACCGACAGTAAGCAACAATGCATCGCCCATCGCGGCGGCAACGGGCAACGTGACCAACCAGGCGGTCCAATTCCAGAACAATGGAGCACCTAGTAGGCAACAGTTTACCGGCGGTAACTCGTGTAACGGCACAACTATGACGTTTAGCCCGTTTTATATGGGTAACGATACGTTGCCACAAGGCTACACCCGTAATAACAACTACGGTGCACAGCTTAATTTTAGTGTACCGCTTGACGGCAGCATGACAGAGTTGTGTAAAAAGATAGCCAAACGGCACGAGGAAAAGCTGAGGTTAGATTATGAGCTTGTACGCGCTCTAAAGTGTACCGAGATCATGAGGGCTGGATTTACTTTCCGCCCTGGGTCTCGTGTAGAGGTACTGTGTCACGACATTGTACCTATTGTGTCCCTGACAAATGAAGAAAAAAGCAACTGAGGATCAGTTTAACGAGCTTCACAACCTTGTTACATCTGAATTCCTTGCACGTATTAAATCTGGTGAAGCCACGACACAAGATCTCAAAGCAGCTTGTGACTGGTTAGCCAAAAATGACATCAGCGGTGTTGCATATGAGGGCAACCCGTTGGATAAACT